TAAACATCGGTAGATTTTTCCTGCATCATAAAATTTAATGAAAAATCCCAAAAAAAACAATTACACCTAATATAAGGAATTCCAGAAACACCACTACATACATATTCAACCCCATATACATGGAACGAAGAAATTCCTTTATTCCAAGATTGAGAATGAAATAATGATAAAGTATTTTCCCATGAATCTACATAATCTTGATATTTCCAAAAAGATTTTTTTTGATTATTGCCCAATCCATCAAATTCTTGCCTGCACCATCTCAGCAGATTAATAATTTTATACTGTTGTTTTATCCATATCATAGGGTTGTGGATAAAAATATTCAGATTCTCCAAGATAATCAAGAATATCGCGTTCGGTCCACATCGGAATTTCTTTAAGACCGGTAAAATCACCTTCATTTACGGTATGATTAACAAAATATGGGATTAATGTTCTAATGGCATTGTGCATATAAATTAGCAAGTAAGAATCGAGAGACTTTTGCGGATATGGAATATAATCAGGAGTATAATCAAGAGTATAAAGAGTATTTAATGATGTAATTCCGCAAACCGATTGACGCTCTAAAATTGCAAGACGCAAAGCATCTAGATATTTGCTTTTTTGACATGAAATATCCGTGCTTTCGTCCGACCAGTCCATGTCTAAATCAGTAAATGAAGTAGGGGAAACATAGTCAATAGGTATAATCATGATTTATGCCATTTCCCAACGTTGAAAAAGTATGAATCTTGCGTATTGTCGCCTATAACATACTGGTCAAATTCAACCGTAAAATCTTCACCAGTAGCATCTGAGTCGTCGTTAATTGTAAACGTAAACGTAACAGTTCCATCAACATTCGGCTCGTCCCCTTCCCACCAGCCGCTATCGCTCCCATATGTGCCATAAATCCACTTAGAATGCGTCAAATTATAATGAATACCACCATAGGTATAATATCCGCTTACTTTTACCAGAGAGCGGACATATGTTTCGTCATCGTCGTCAATAAATTGCGGCAACCCGATAGTAATAGTTCCAGTAGCCGTTACCTTGGGTTTATAAATGCCAACCGGAGAAGTTGCTTCAGAGTCGCGTTGCCAGTATTCCCAAGTGGTTGTAACGTTTACAGGGTTACCCTCGTAAGAGCCTTGGATAGTTCCACGATTTGAACCTCTGGCAATGAATGAGGAGGTACTATCAAGAGCTGGCAATGTGCCGGAATACCAAACATCGCCGGTATATTTCCCGGTTGTCTCTGTATCATCATCCCAAGTCCAAGTTTCAATCGGTGGAACGCCGGGAGATGTAGTTGTAATAACCCATCCCCACGTCGTCGAATACCAAAGATATTTCGAGTTACCATACGCAAAGTAACAATATCCGTTAAGCCATTTCATGACCGGCTTTAATTCATCAGTTCCAAGTTTGTAAGAATATCCAAATTGCGAGGAAATTACACGAACTCCAAACAAGTAGCAGTATTTACCATTTGCGCTTAACAATGGGGCAGCTATTGTTCCCCCCGGATGAACTGGATTGCGCAATACGCCATTGTGATATCTGCCAATATATTCAGTCATGACTCTTCACTCCATGCCGTAATGGTAATCATTGATTCAAAGAAAGGTGCATATTCACCAATGCAAGCGCTATCAGCCATTGCCATGTCAACAGCCGGAACATTGATTGCCGTGCCGGTTGCTGCTTCATCAACGCCGTTACCATACAGTGTAACGCTATATCCATCGGTTGAATTACCGGCAGTAATTAGGCCGATAATAGCCGTGCTTCCATCGCCGTTTCCATCGCCGTTTCCAGTTGCCGAACTACGGTGAAAGTTGTTGCTTTCACCAATAGCGTTGCGGCGAGAACGGTTGATCGTATCTTGGACTTTATTGCGGTCTGATTTATTAAGCAAATATGCCATTTCAATTTTCCTTGTAAATCACTTGTGGCAATGGGATTTTTCCTTGTTCCCAAGAATACTGCCGCTGTACTCGATAATAAAGCCAGATAGCCTGTATGCCATCAGGATTTGGGATTAGGACGGTTGGAAGTATACTTCCATTTTGCAGTTTTACAGGATCGGAGACAGGTGTAGTATCCGTTGTGTCAGATTCGCTACCAGTTGCAAGCATTCCTTTGGTAATATCTACAAGTTTTTCTTCTTTACGGATTCTGAATCCTTGATCAAGTGGCCAGAAGTCCCAATCATCAGGAGGATTCATATTTCCCCACTGACTTAATCCGCTATTCCCTTGTTTAATGCGAATTTCCAAGGTAAATTTCAACATGCTTATACCATCATCGCCGTGTGCGTTGAGCGGAATTATATTCTTGACCGTCATAAATCCGGCATGAGCAGATATTGTCTGACTGCAAATAGTTATCTCGTTAGTATTTATGCTGCAATTATACATATTCAACTCGTCTGTAGTCATCCATCCAACAGGAACAATATAGGTCAAAGAAAGTGTGGTGATTGGCTTAACAAGTTTAGCGCCATCAAGCACTGCATCACCAGCAGAATTGACAATAGGAACCGACAATTCATTGTTTTGATCATCATTACTATCTTGTCCAAACTTATCATTCCCGGCGAATGCCTTGTCCGTCTGAAATTCATAATCAGCAGTATCATAATGGAAATCGATTAATTGACATTTTTGAGATTCTTCTATCAAATGAGCAAAGTTTAATCCTTCGGCAACAAAAACACATTCCACATACAATGAAAGTATTTCATTTTCTCTGCCTAAATAGGGATGCACTCTAACGCAACGAAAATAGATTCCATCATAAATGTATGGAAGATATTCATTATTAATAATATCACCAACTTTGGGCATAGCATCGCAATCCAACATTGCCAAGTCCGCCCATAGTCCGGCAGAATCCCTAGACATAGCATAATTACCATCGAGATGAACTTTAAGTGTTCTGGTAATAGTTGCTTCATTTTGCGTAATGTCATGGTTAAAGTTAACCAATTCGGCGTTTAAAAATGCTTGCTCCATATCCATAATTAGTTACCTTTAAAAGTTTGCTGGAGAAAGTTCAAGTTTTTCTATTCCTGCCGTATTGCGACGATCTGAATGATCCTTTCTGGTATTACGCGCAATTTCACTTAACAAATTTTCAGTCGTCTTTTCATGACTCGAAGGAGGTCTATTCATTGCCATAACACCTTCGCGAGTACCATAAATTGCACCTTCAGCGTATCTTGCAATGCTTTTTGTCGCGTTTTTATCTTCAGTTACGGTTTTATAACTTGGAATTGCCTTGCCAAGTTCATCATAATTACCTCCGGCATTAGCATAAGATCTAAGCGCGACGCCTTGTGCTTTATCTAATCTTTCAAGATAATTCAAGTCAATAGGTTTACCGGAAGACATTTGCTTTTGAATATAATCTTTCATCACACTAGACGTACTTTTCAGTGGATTAATCCCTGCCACTATGCTTTTCCCTGTTTCTGCTATAGCGGGCAAAATTGAATTTAATCCAAATCCAATACCCCCAACGCCAATTTCAGAAAACCTAGAAGTCCCCTTTAATCTCTTTGACATATCAGAATATGTTGCTCCAAGTTCAGTATCAGCCATATTACGACTTGGGCGAGAAGATAACTCATATGCCCTAGCATTAAACGCTGGCATTGTGCGAAATGCCTTATCCCAATCCCAAGAACTAACTTCTTGCCAGAATTTTTTTGCAGTTTTTTCAATAACCGCAAAAACAGTAAAGATAAGAGCGAATTTTGTAGCAAATACTCCCAAGGCAGAAGTGGCTATTCTTATTCCAGAAGCAATCATTGGAAATAGTCCAACAATACCGCCAGTTCTAAAATTCATTCCCATGGCTGCAAAAATTCTTGCCATTACTGGTGAAATAGCTTTTAATGCAGTAAATCCCTTGATGATGCCAACAATTCCAAATCCTAACATTCCAACTCCAACAACCAATGGACCAATGGCAATAGCGGAAACAGTTAATAATCCAACGAAAATTTTAAGAGAAGTAGGCATATTGTTTAAAGCATTGGTGACTGATTTTATCCCAACTGCCATACCAGATAACATCCAGTTCAGTCCAAGACCTTGAATCAAAACCGATCCAAACGCTGTCTTTAAATCTTCTGTGCGTTCCTGTACGCGGCGCAAAGAGTTTGAAAAAGTCATCCAAGTACGTCCATAGTCACCAACGGCATATCGAGATTGCTTTTCAACTTCATTTAAAACCGCTATTGCGCGAGCCTGTTGCAACGTTGCTCCAGTTGCCGCCATAATTGCTTTTTCTTGTGCTTTAAACTCCGGAGAGTTTTGGCGAATCGCTACGCCAAGCATTTTTAATGATTGTGAGTTACCCATCATCCCCATAAACATAGCATGAGAAGACCGCAAAACACCGGAAGAAAACATCCCATTCCCGGTAATGTTTCGGAATGATGTAATATCAGCTGCCATGCGATTTACCCGCATTGACATTTTTAGAGCGTCAGATTCACTAAATCCAACACCGACTAGCAGTTCACCGATATCACCGACGCCGCGTTGCGCCGTGCGTTGAGATAGGTCAAAGTCTTTAGCAAATTTCTGCATTGCCACACTAGCTTGCGGGAATACCGTTTTATAGGATTGCTGGAAAACGTTCTGCCATTCTATAAAGTCGGAAGACGCCATAATGGAACTTTTGGCAAATAATCCAATCCCTGCACTTACAACAGATAGCGCAGCCCCTGTCTTAACCAATGTACCAGACATTTCACTAAGTTGGTTATTAAACTGATTTACATCACCAACTGCGCGTTGAACTCGATACGAAAATGCTCTAAAATTACGACCAGTTTCATCAAGTCCTTGATCTGCTCTTAATCGTTCATGAATACCACTAATAGTTTCATCTCTTGGTATTCCACGAGAAGCAGCCGCATTGAGAAGTAACGGTATTTTTCCTGATTCTAATCTCTTTTGTTCGGCAGCCGCATCGAGATAAATTTGTTGTCTATCTCTGTGCATTTGACGAAAATAATCAGCGCCAAAAGTTTGTCCGGCAGTCTGGCTTGGACGAAAACCCGCCATCCACTTATCGCGCTGAAATCCAGATTCTGCCGCATTGAGAAGTAACGGAGACATTGCTGCCGCCAGCATTCCCGCTCTAAGAGTTCTGGAAATTGATGTAGATAGCGTAGTAGCAAAATTGCGCCCGGCTGCTTCTGCTACAGCATTCGGAATAATCGACTGCGCCGCCGCCGAAGTTATTGGCGCAACGTTTACTTTAACTCTGGCGGTACGCGCTTTAACGTTATTCAAAATCCCGGTATAATCCTGCACCGCCTTGCGAAGTGGCGTTAAATCGCCCGCAAAGGTAGTTATCAGGGTTCCGACATTTTGCGTTGTTCCGCTATCTGCCATTTGCTATTTCACCTTTTTACCAAACAATTTTGCATTATGCGCGATTACTTCTGGCAATTTTCCGACCGCTTCCATCACATTTTCGTATTTGTCACCTGCCGCAAGCCGGTCAGCGATAAACTTATTAACTCTATCCTCGATTGTTGGCGGCTGTCCCAATTTTGACCATGGCGGCAAAAAGTCAACTGGACTTACTTTCCCTCCGAATGCGTTTGCTGTTACGGCCATCAGATTTGCAAAAAGAATATCAAATTTTCCGTCTGGAGATGGTTCAAGCGATAACAGTGTACAAAGGTCAAGGTAATCGTCTGTTGGCATGGCGTCGATCTCCGATGGTAACTTGTGGAGAAACAACGCCATGCGCAGACGTCGTAATGCTACGGGGTCATGTTTGATTTTTTTTTGCGTTCATTGAAGTCTTCTTCAATTGCCACGCGCAACGATTCTTGGATGGTGTCGAACAGTTCTCCGTCGTCAAGCAATTGATCTTCGGTAAAGGCCGGATCGCCGTTACCTTTCAGCAGAGTCTTGACGAACAATTTAACATCGTCTTCCGTGCGATACGTTCCAGCATCGACCTTTTTCTCGTTGGCAATCCGCTCACGCGGCGACTGTTTGCGAGGTTCATAGTTGACGATACCGTACTTTTCACCGAGATTAACTTGGATCATTTTGGAGCGCTCCTTGTCTATTGGTTATGGTTAAGTGTAAGACGGGACAACTTCATTTCCAGACTGGTCACGGCCGCAGAAACGGATTGTTACGCGAACCGTCGAACGGTGATTATTCGTTTCGGCATCGTCTTCCTGCGGCAAAACAGTAGCGATGTTACCCCAGTAATCAGTGAGAGTTCCACCACCGGGATAAGTAACCGTCCAATTCAGTTTACGCTGAGTCGGAGTTTTGCCAACAAGCAGATTCATGAACGTTTCAAAATGTTCCGCATCGAACGTTGCTTCAATGTCCGACCATTTATGAAGCGTTGCTGGAGTAGAAGTTTGAACATCGGTATTGCCGAGCGTGGTATCATTGACGTTTTCGCCGCTGTCCGGGCCGGGCCGAGTAGCCTTAATGGCATAAATCGTCGAATCAACGCCAGTAGCCGTAAATTTGGTTCCGAAACCCTGTAGAGCAGTCATACTCGTATCTCCTTTTAGTTTGAGTACAAACCCATAAAATTCATTGCAAACATTGGACGGTTATTTTTATCTTGTCCACCGTCCATTACGTTTGATATTGCCCGGATATTGTGATAAACATCAGAGCCGACCGTAATCATAAGATTAAACTTTAAAAGGTCGTAAATTTCATTTGCCTTAACCAGTGCCGCCGTTTGCCCGGTAATTCCCGCGTTGCCACGAATTATGATATTGAATTGAAAGAAGTTTCCCTGTATCTCTCCAAGTGTCAAAATCGGTTTGCCGCCATTCTCCGTTACAACAATGCACGTATTCGGAGTCGTCGGGATCTGAGATTCAAAAATTCCCCACCCGGTAGCGGCGGCAATCGTGCCAACTCCGCTATTCTCCAGATATTGCATAATGTGTTTTTCAAATTGTAACATTGAGAGCTGCTCCACGGATTAAGGAAAATACTTCGTTCTTTTTCACCTGTACCGATGTGCCAAGGAAGTGGTCTTGTTCTTCCGGTTTACGCGCATGGTCTTTCCCCATAGCAATTTCTGCGGCATGTTTTAGGTTATAGGCGTAGCCATGTGTAACACCTTCTTCTCTTACTTCAACATATCCGGCATACGGAGCAACATAAACAATACTTGCGCCGATAACATCGACGGACAACGAAACATTGTGCGAAAAGCTGGTATTGACCATAAATCCGGTATCAATAGGCGTGATGTGGTCATTCGCCCAGTTACGAACAAGTTCCGCTCCAACAAGAGTTCCTTTTGACACAGCGCTGGTCATATTGGAAAAATAGCGCTCAACATTCGCTACGCAGTTTTCAGAACCAGTTTGTTTTCCAGTCATGGTCATTTTTTGTTTACCTTTGCAATAGACATAATCTGAACGCCATTTGTTGACGGCGTTTCCTGGTAAATCGCTATCCGATATGCCCCGTTAATTTCCTGAGGATCTGCGTCGGCATCGTCAAGCTCAGCTATCGCTCCCTGCATGATATAACTCTGTTCTACTACCGGTCTATCAACAACAATTGAGGCGCATGAAATCAGCTCTTCGCCATTTGCCCGTTTTAACACCCCATAGGCATCATCCTTGCGTCCCTTAATCTCAATTGGGGAATCGCAAATAACGCCGCCAGCGCCGTCAGCTTTGATAAACGCCCAATACACAAAAGTCTGGTGAAGATTTTTTACGTATTGTCCCATTCTTCATGCTCCACGACCGTAAAGTCGGCTTTGTACTTTGTGGTATTTGTTCCAGACAGTGTTTTAGTCGTGTCCAAAGTTTGCGCCATCTGCCCATAAGTAGTGGCGTCAAATCCCATCCCTAGAACAAATCCAAACTTGTCACGAGCGTTTCGGTCGCCTATCTGCGTCTCATTGGAATGCTTATACCGCAACGCCGCGAAGTGTGCCGCCAGATAACGCTCAATAGACTTCAACTTGTCATCGCTGGTCAGTCCGGCGGTATAAATGTCATCAACATAGGGACTGGCAATTTCAATGAACGCAGTAAGGTCAACGCCATCGGGGACATCAGCCACCGACATAATTGCCAGTACTTCTGCGCTTGTGCATCTAGTTGCCATCCCTAAAATCTCCTTTAAACCACGTTATCGCAGCCGCCCAAAGCAATCAGCGTATCAACAGCGCTGGTGCTCTGGTTATAGCAGTTGATCTGCGTGATGTTATGACCAGTCAGCGGATTTTCATAGCCGTTATCAATGCTTCCCTTGCCATACCACTGGAACTTTTCTCCGGCGGTCTTGGCAACAGCGAATACCGATACCGGAGTTGCCGAGTCGTCAAGGAAACTGAACAGCGAAGCGGTACTGCCACCGATTGCCAGCGCCCGCAACTGCGTTCCGTTGAACATTTCATCAAGCGTTACTTTGGTACTTACGGTTACGGTAGCATCCTGAGACGGAAGATTATCTCCACTTCCCAAGTCAAAGGAAATGGTATTGTCCGTAACGGCAGTAACATCTACGTCGTATCGTTTGCCGCCAGTCCAGAAGATAGCAATCGTATCGCTGGCAGTAATGCCATGAGCGGTACTGGTAATGACGCCAGTATCGTTATCGGTACGGGTAGTCAACGTGCCGCTCTTGGCTACCGGAATAGTTTCGTCCGGCTGGTTGTTAATCAACTTATCAACTTGAAAAGTTGCGCTGGAAGAAGAAATAATTCCGGCAACAGTCAAGTTAGAGTTGACAGTTACTGTATTCGCCATAATTCGCCTCCATAATACAGCTCCCTCGGTTTAACAAGGGAGCCGTATATTTTGATTAGGTATTGGAAGTGAGTTTCGCGTGAAGGACACCGCATTTGCCGCCATAAGTGCTGTAGATTTTGGGAATCTGCATCGCCATAACTTTAAACGAGGTGGCCAACTGGTCTTCCGACTTCCAAGTGATGATCGTCGGAGCGAACCCGTTAACAACTTTGACGGTTTCACCAGTCAGATTCACGATTACCGGCTGATCGGCGGGAAGCCGATACGAAACCTTAATGTCCTTGAGCTGCGGAAACTGTTTCAGCAGACTCGAACGCCAAGTAGCATCGGTATAAGTCGGGAACGTGAACTGGCTGAGCACGGATTCCCATTCCTTCGGGATATACATCACGAAGTTGTTGCCGGTAAAACCGAGCAACGTCAGAGCTTCCAGCCAGTCGCGGACATCAGCTTCCACCAAAGCATAAGTCATGCTGGAGTCAGTCCAAGACTTAGTGAGAACCTTTTTGACGCGATACGGCGCGGTGGTATATCCGTAAATCTTGTCCGTGCCATAAGCGAACGTACCGCCGCCGATAAGCGTCAGGTCTTCCAGCTTTTCACCGATACGCCTGGCAATCTGCTCAAGCATATAGGTGTCAATGCTGAAAGCAAGTTTACCGGAACCGTAGACGCCGCGCATGGCCGCATTCTGATACCGAGCTTCAACCTCAAAGTCAGAATAGATGATCGGCAACGGCAGCTTTTCGTACTTCATATCGGGCGTATCGTTATGTCCAGTGCCACGACCGGACATGCTCATGCTCACGGAGCCGGATTCGTCAATCATGCTATTGACGTATTCCAGCGTACCGAGAGCAACACCGGAGTCGCCCAAGCCGATAGTGCCGCAACTCACGGCATCCTGGAACGCTACCAGAGGAGTACGAATTTCTTTGGTAATAACGCTGTCGAGCATTTTCCAGCTATCCACCGGCAAACCGTCGTTTCGCGCCTGTTCGGAAGTACCCTGCGCAATCGGAACACTGTTTGCACCATTCCACGCATATGCAACTCCGTCGCGATTGACGTTACGCATAGAGCGAGGATCGAAGTTGTACCGACGAAGCCGATTTACGACATCGCCGCTGTTATTCATCGTAATCATATTAAAGTCTCCTTATGTTTGATTACTTGACTCTGATTGCAATGTCAGCCGCAGCGGAACCAGCGGAGTTATTCACCGCTTCCAGCGCGAAAAACAGCGGCTTGTCGGTATCGGCATCAACGCCACCGGTCAGATAGCCAGAGGCAACAGCAGCAACGACGCCAGCGCCGGTAGACGTGCTGGCATTAGCAGCGCCAAGCAGAATTACGGCGGCAGTGTTGGCATTGACAGCGGCAATAACCTCAGCGGCAGTACTCGTAATAGCACCAGCAACGCCAGTCGCGAGGCTTACGCGAACTTCAAGACCGGAAACCGTAACGGCGAGAGACTGACTGTTGCCAGCCGGATCAATCAAGGCAATCTTGATATTGTTGCCGTCCGTTCCGGCATCGGTAGCCGTAAAAAGAATGGCATTGTTGTCGGCAACGACGCCGGTAGTTTTGGTCGCGGCAACAGCGGCATCAACGGCTCGAAGAGTACCATCGCCAGCGCCGGTAAGAGCGGCATCAACGGCAACGTTTTCACCGATTTTCAACAGCGCGTTGACCTGATCTCCGGACTCGTAAATTCGGTGGGGAACGGAATCACCGATAGCGAACTCGTCGCCACGCATGACGGTGCCGTCCATCGAGTTGTCAGCAAAGAAAATCGAGCCGGTGTTTACGGTCGCCGGGCGAATGCCACCAGCGGCATACTCCACGAACATCCCAGGATTGATTGCGACAGTGGCAATGCGTTCATCTTTGACGCAACCACCCAACAGATTGGTAACTTTGGAACTCATGGAGTGTTCTCCTTATTCGGTCTTGTTAGTGTAAAAGTCGTCAACTTCCTGATTCGTTTCCATCTTGGGGGAAACAAAGGGAACGCCGTTTACCGAATAATTGGTCTTCGGCGCAATCGCAGCCGCAAACGACTGGAGCTTTTTCAGCGCATCCAGCGGCATCGCGGCAAGTTCTTCCTTGCTGTAGATGTTGGCTGCATTGGCGGTAATCGCGGCAATGGCGGCGTCTTTCTGTTCCTGCTGCTGGTTTTTCGCCCAGTCAAGCAAAGCGCGGTCTTCCGGATTGAGTTCAGTCTGTTTGACTTCTTTCTTGGCGTTGGCAACTTGGATTTCAGTTTCTTTCTTGGCGGCTACAAGCGCGGTATTCTGCGCAATCATAAATTCGCCAACAGCATCGGGAGCTTTTTCAAACTCCGGTTTCTGCGCTTCGGTAATGATACCGTTCGCAACCATCTGGTCAATCAATTCTTTCTTCATCTTCGTTTCTCCGACATTGTTGTTATGGTCATTTTCATTACGAGCAAATCCGGCTCCGTCACGCCAGGATGAAGCGCCCTCTTTGTCAGGCAATATCGCAAGGTGGTCAGGGTCAAATGAATCAACCACCTGAGTATATGTTTTCCCATTATACTGATTGTTTTCTTGATGGCAATGAGTCTTCATTCCAGTAGAAACGTCCATATTGACGTTGTTTTCAATTTTCTCCAAAAGTTTTCTGCCAAGCGGAATAGCCTTGGCCTTTTCAACGTCGATATAGGCATCGGCTTTGAGAAAACCGTTTTCGATTCTGGTGTTATACAAAGTACCAACGCCTTGTGCGGCGTTTGTCTCAGGGGTGTTTGCCGTAACCGGCTGGTCAGGATGATAGACCAAAACTGCCCGACCGTTCCATGATTCAACTGATGCTTGCGTCGCCTCTTTAGTATAAAACTTACCATTCATAACGCATTCGGTAGGCATCAAGACAACCGGAGCTACGTAGTGTTCACGCCCGGCCATGTTAATCTTTTTAATCAACATGGACATGTTTTGAGCAAATGAATCAAACGCATTATGAGAATCTTTGTTTTCCCACTGGGAATAGGCAATAGCAAGACGCTGTTTCTGGTCAGGATAATCTTTCAGCATGGTTTCATCGCCCATGAATCGGGAGATAAAATCTTTTTGCTGTTCATCTTTTTTCGGTTTTGGCATCGGCATGTCTAGCCCTCCTGTGTAGTATTTTACAACATATGTCGCAAAATACAACACTTATTTTAAAAATATGTCGAAAAAAATCAACACTTTTTATGGATTAGCCTGTGGAATGGCGTTTGTTTTACTGTAAAGCGGAGTCGGAGTAACGTCGGCATCGGTGATTTGTTCGATGTCTTCCGGTGGCAACGACAGAACAGCTTTACAGAACAACTTAAACGGCATCGCCTTTTGCGCCCCGGACGCGGTATACGCTTGAATCGCCTTGGCTTTGTTCCAGGCAATCTGAGAATTGCGCAGATCGTCAGCGGCTTCCAGATCCGGCCAAATAACCTTGAACTTGTTGTTGGTTGGAGCAGGAATACATTGAAGGTCGATCATCCTGTTGACAAAGTTGCGAACGATATTAACCGTGCAATGTTTTTGACGCCGCGTATCGACGGCGTTGTTAAAGTGGTCACTATCCTGAGTACTGGCGACTTCGGCAACTTCCGAGCCTTTAAGAATACGCTTGGGAATACGCGTATCGGAAGCGATAAAATCGAACTGTAATTCTGCAAATGCAGTCGGCAATGCAACGGAAGATTGTGGGACGGCAAATTTTACTCCCTTTCCAGCGATAGCGCGGTCATAGCCATCAAGCCAGAGTTGCATCTGTTCTTTGAATCGACTCTTTGCGGCTTCATCAAATTCGACCTCTTTGTCAATTTCAGCCATCAAGCCGTTAAATCCGCCGCGATAATATCCCTCGGTCGCCGCCCCGGAAATCATCTCAAGGTTTTGCAGGTAGTTGTAGATACCCTCAAGGCACGGCGTCCCCCAAACATCATTCCCCTCGCAGTTTTCTGCAACATGAATGCAGCGTTGCCAGTGAATCTGCCCCGTAATGCCGGTTGTCGATACGTTGGGAACAAGATTGTAATATTCCGGCTTGCCATAACGAGGATCGTGAATATCGGAAACAGTTTGAGAGAATGGAGCATTGCCAGCATGGAACGCCTGTACGTACATTAACTTAGCTCCCGGCGTTACCGGCTCGGAAAGCGGCTTCCCGTCGTCAAATCCAAGGTAAAGAACGCCATATTGACCGATACGGGAAAGTACATCAACTTTCTGCATGTAGAAAAACAGATTGATTTCATCGTTGAGGTCGATAATCGCATCATTAAACGCGCTGGCTTTTTTTTGCTTTGCCTCCACAATTGCAGGGTCATATCTCCAACAAGCCTCTGGATATGCCAGAATTACCCGTTTTCCAACTCCATGACGCCGCCAGTACTGGTAATAGTCATCCCACGTAAGAGTACGTTTCCAGCCCATCGCGTTATACAAATCGCGCTGTCCACCAAAATACTGCCCCATCTTACGCATGGTTTCGCGACGTTCTTGCAAGTATGACGACATTTCATTTAACGCCATTTCCGCAAGTTGATTTTTCTTTTTAAGTTCGTTTTGGTCAACAACTGATACCGTTTTCTTTCTCATTGTGAAGTTCCTTTAAAAGCAGTCTGCGCTATATTGGTTTATGTTCATAAGTTCCGTAATCGCCCATACTAGCGCGTCAAGCCGGTCAGGAGATTTTTTGCTGGTTTCCGGGTTGTACTCGCACATTTCGTCCTCAAGTTCAGGGAATATCCCGACGTGATGCACCTTGCCTTGTTCATAAAGCGCGGCAATCGGCTCGGCGCGAGTAATTTTGCCCTTTGTCGCCTTGACGCTCTTGTAGCTTATATTGGTAGCAATAGTACGTAAGTTTAGTTCAATGAGGTCGCCGCCGTTGTTTACTTCCCCGATTACCCGGTCTGCTTCCCAGCGGCAATACTCGCCATAGACAGCTTTCGCCCATTGGTTCGGACTACCGCGCAATGAAGCGTCGTTTAAGACGTAACAATGTCCGTCCATGGACTTACCAACGGCGATAATTCCGGTCAAGTCACTACCTTTGACGGCAGTAACAGCCGGGTCAACGCCGATAACAATACGGATAAATTCCGGCTTGTGCGTTGGCAAAATGCGGCTATAATCGATTATGTCGCGCTTCCACAAACCAGAGTCAAGGTCATCAAGCCATTCGCCGTCCATAAACCGTTTGCGCATTCGTAAGGACATGTTAGCAAGAGTAATATTAAGATAGTCAGCTTCAAGGTTGTCCCGGTTGCCGTCAGGGTTTAGCCGCATTACGGCATAATTGTTGATGTTTTTTATCTCGGTATTTTCAATCGGGTCGATATGCTTAAAAAACAGCTTGTAAAGCCAGTGTGATTTTGTCGGGGGATTGCAGTCATAAAAAATCTTGTTGACCATTTGCTTGCCATCTGCGTTGACGCATTTCAGTGCTAAACGACTGGCGGCCAGAACGGTATATTCGTATTGAATCTCGCTTGCTTCATTATAGTAGATCGTGGCGTATTCACGACCAAGAATGGTTTGTACCCGCTGTTCGTCGTCCAATCCGTCAAGCCATATTTCCGAACCGTTGCAAAGCGTAAACAGCGCCATTTTCTTGTTGTGGTCATATGTCATGCTAGGAAAGCATATACGCATTACCTTTGGAAACGTATCCATCTCAACCGACTTAACAATCGAGGTAAGGGTTTTACGTAGGATAATATGACGGCTTCCAGGATAAAGCAACGCACGGATAATGATCACCCGAATCAGAAAGAATGTCTTCCCGGAACGGGAGCCGCCGTAAAGTAAGATATTGCGCTTTTCTGAGTCTGCAATCAAGTCAGAGGCGGCAGTTTGGTCAAGAGTTAGTTTGAAATCGGTGTTCAATAGTTTTTCTCCTTTTCGGAGATATTGATTTGAATTGCCGTCTTGACGCCGCCGTCATCGTCTTTTTTAAACTCTCCCTTGAACGTCTGGCGCAATACCATAGCAAGTGTATCTTTTTCTGGCAACACGTCTTCCTCGAGCCTAAACACTTCTCCCTTAGATACGGACTCTCTCATACGTGTTCCGCCAAGAGCCAGCCGGTCAAGAGCTTTGAGGTACTCAACACGCTTACCAACCATTCCCATGTTTTTTGACTGGTGGAGGTCAGGATAGGTTTTTAGCCAGTTTTTCAATACATCAACTCTTTCGCCAAGTCCCATCAGTTCAGCAACTTTTTTGTCATCAGGGAATACGGCGTACAGTGAGGCAATAATTTCCTGCATCCGCTTTCGGCAATCTGGGTCATCCGGTCGCCAAACTTGTCCGACCATGCGATTGTCATAAACTTTCTTGCCATTGACAATGCGCGGCACTTCTTCTTCAATAGGACAGTCAGCAAGGGATTGGAGGGCGTCTTGTTCAACTTCCGGTGTAAGGATTACCGGCATTCCTTTGAGGTTTTCAATGGGCTTTCCGTCAGCATCAAGGTAGGTCTTGTTTTTTACTTCCGTAACCCAACCTTTTTTGTTTATCTTTTTTACAGGCGTCTTCTTAAGAGCGAACGCCTGTACTGCCGCTTTTTCCTGTTGCTTCTTGAGTTGAGCCGGAGTAAGCTCTTTTTTTTCTTTTGGAGCAGGTGTTTTTGTTTTCGCCATGATTGCAAATCCTGTCGTATTTTCTACACAATACGGCAATATGTCGAAAAAAGCAACACATTTTTAAGATTTTTACGATATTTTCAGTAAAAACTCTTGATTTTTAGCGAAAATGCGATATAATCATAATTGACGTGGGTGTCCGTAGCTCAATAAGAGCAGCAGACAGCAGGTGTCCTCCCCCTTCACCTGCCTTTAATATGCCGATGCAAGCTCAATCTTGCCGGATGCCCACGACTTTTTTTTGCCGACATAGCTCAGTTGGAAGAGCATCTGACCTGTAATCAGACGGTCGCAGGTTCAAATCCTGCTGTCGGCTCCAGTTTTAACGTTTTATTCTGATTCCAAGTTTTGCTAGGTTTTCAGACTTACCACGATGATCGCAAATACCAGAAAGCCATGGACACTCCTTTTCGTTGCAATGAAAAATACCTAAAGATGGCAATCCGAAACGTTCTCTCTGTATATTTTCCGCTCTGGATAAACTACATTCTTCTCCTGGTTGACATCCATAGTCATGGAAAGACATCCCAATGCTATTAGCACAGAGCTGACATCTTTCTAACGTTTCTTTATAGGTTTCTTTCATTTCATGTCCTTCTTAATCACATTCTTTCAGCCAATATAGCGCACTTTACTTGCTATCTGCCACTTACTCCTGCTTTCGGCGTCAGCGCTCTTCCTGCCGCGCCGGAATAGCCACAGCGGACAGTCAACGCTATTGCACCTCCGCACTTCCGATAAGACGCCGCCCTGACAGTCATAACAGAACATGCGAATAGCCAGCATTGGGCGCGGCTTGTCGATAAACCGCTGCCAGCGGCCAAGGCGCGGCAAGCCGCGTCGTCCTGCCGCCATTGCCGCTAAGCGTTCGTCGTTGGTCATTTAATCACCTCCAGCACTTCGGATAGCGGAAGCCATCTTTCTACTTGTTTCCAATATTCTATATTTTCTTCCCAATAAATAATAATTTCAATACAATTATATCCAATATCAATCATAACTTCTTTGTTTTCTTCTGGCTTTTCCGCCGCCGACCGCCAATGTAAAATAGGGGCGCGAGTGTTCCATGAGTTAATAACTTTTTCGTCATCAAATTCATCATTAAATATTTGAGCATTGCAATTTTTACAAAATACTGCAATATATCCATCGTATTGTAATACTTCTACTTTACCACCACAAAACGGACACGGTTTAAGTTCGCTCATTTGCTCTTCTCCTTGTTAAAAATACTGTCCCAGTTTTCCAGGTACTTTTTATCGTTTCCAGTGCGACGTTTTGAGCCTTTACCGGACATGTTATTTATCCTTCCGATTAAGCAACATTCTGACAGCAACTGCGGCGGTGTGGATTGCCTCGGTGTAAACGTCCGCAATAGGCTTCCCATCGTACTTATGGTCTAATGCCGCCTTAGTTACCTCGCCTGATTCTTCGTTAAGAATAGCTACCTGATCCATTAAATAATCAGGCAATTCACCATGCAACTTTTCGGCACGTTGTATCTCGTTTGCAATCAGGTTGAAAACTTTAAGGTACTCGCCGAATTTGTTTTTGGGATGTTTTGTCTCGATATGTTTAATCTCATCAACAAAGCAATCGTGGTCAAGGGAAAATTCCTTCCAGTTTCCACTTGCATAAACTGCAATAATATGTTTTTTGTATTCTGGAGTACCAATATACAAAAATTCTCTATCTTTGTAATGGATTGTTTGATTGTTATCAATCCATTTAAAGCCACACTCAAACGCAATCTTCTGAACTTCTACGGACTGCTCCGGCGTGACTCTGATTTTCATATCCTTGCGCGCTTCAATCGCCGCTTTAAGTCCGGGATATTTACAGTCCATATTATTCCTCATCTTTTTCATTTAATCTCTTTCCCATTGAGTAGCGGACAGTTGACTTCCTTACAGCACTTTTCTGGATTATACATATCATGCGCCATGTCGCAGAACTTAAACCGGCGAGGATTGCAGAGCGCTCTTATCTGCTTGAAGCTGAATGCGTACTTTTTCATTTGTCCAGCTCCGAAAGTTGGGATTTGATTGAAGTAAAATTACAATAATCTTTATCTGAACATTCATTACAAGTTGCAGATGTGATATTTGTTGACTGACAATATTCAATAAGCATATTGATTGAATTATCCGCAATGCCCCGCGCAATCTCATATTTTCCGGTCATGATGTCAAGTTGGCGGCGAAGTTCGATCATTTCCTTATTCATTTCAGCACCTCTTCGCTTTTCCAGACAAACTCGTTTTTACCAGTACCAGGATTTACTACCCAATCCGCAGCACGATTTTCAATTGCCATTGTCCGCATATTGACTGCCTGTTGCTCCATGATAAAACAAGACGCAACAGCCATTAATGCCGCTCCAACAAAAATACCAACCACAAAGTAAATTTTTTCGTTTTTCATTTACTAGTTCCTATGGTTATTCTTTTACTATTTGCAGCGAATTTATTGCCTCAGTCATAATCATTACCGCCTCCTGTATCGTCGACGCCTTATTGGCTCGGAAATACGCGTTAATCAAGTTCCGCTGGTCATCAAGTGTAAAAGTCGATTCAACGTCCTCTCGCTGCGGGTGTCTCGACTGCAAAAGCGCAATTTCTGTCGCTGCCGCAGTAATCAAATCATCGTCCGTAACGCCAAGAATGTCTTCCACTCCGTCGCGGCGAATAGCGTTCGCCCGTTCCAGAATCTGATTCATGATTTTGTTCATCTCTATTCCTCCAGTTTTATACCGTTTTTACGCGCTTCGTGCCATTCTTGAAACTCATCGTTACCTTCATCACCAAATAGACAATCATCACAGTTAGTCGCACAACTTTCGCAATCTATCGCGCTGCAATTCCAACAATATGATTCAGATATCCGATTAACTTCATCACTCACGAACTCCCCAACATCCGGCACGTTATAGCCCTTGAAAGTTTTCATTTTCTATTTCTCCAAAGCGTTTTTTATTTCAATCCCCTTGCCGCGAAGATTATCAAGGCATTCATTGAGATACCTGTCGTCATGATAATCGTAAATCATTGTCTGATTATTGAATTTTCTGTATACTTCAAACAAATCAAAATTGAACGACGGACAGAACTCCAAAAGTTTCCCGCGATAATCTGGATATTTCCAGCTATTATCAACTGAATAGCCGCGACTTTCCATTTCATCAATTACTAGCCAATGATATGCAACGAGCTTTTCCAGCTTATCATCAAGAGCATACTGGACGGTTGCATGTTTTTTCGTCCATCCCTTGCCACGCAGGGCACAGCATTCACGATGTTGACCGAGAAGTTGTTGACGTGGCAAATACGGAATTATTTTTTGGTGCCAAAGTCTCATTTCTTCACCCCTTTCGCAAACCGGCGAGCAGCTTCTGACATAATCACATCAATCAACGTAAAAAGATCAAAGTCAGGATACTTTAACCGCAATTCCCCCATTTTG